CCGGAACTTAATGCGGCTGTCAAGGGAAGTAAGACCTCGCAGCACATGAAGGGGGAAGCAGCCGACATTGACACAGGAGACAGACAGCAAAACAAGCTGTTGTTTGAGTATATCCGAAAGAACCTGCCCTATGATCAATTGATTGACGAGTCTAACTTCGCTTGGGTGCACGTCAGTTATCGAGCTGACGGGGATAACAGGAAACAAGTTTTGAAACTCTAAAAACAGCAACTATGGAAAAAGAACCAGGATTTTTTGTGAAAGATACTGATAACTTGCGTGCCAAACTCATTATCACGAGTGAAACGGTTAAAAACTCTCGCCTTGAATGGGCATGGAGAATTGGAATTATTGTCGCTGTGGCCGCTTCAATCATCATGCAGATTTTATGATGTGGTTATATAATAAGGTTATGAACTGGGTAAGCCGGCATATATTGCTGGCTCCTTTCATGTGTTTGTTCCTGTTGTTCGGATCATGTGGCAGCTCGCATAAGGCTGTCAAATCCGATGTAGAAGTAATCAGGAAGGACAGCACGGGTGAATCTGTCAATATCGTACATGGGTCTGCTACTTCTTTAAGAGAACTGATAACCACTAATGGTAACTATGTAATTGATTTTCGAGTTTATGATACCCGAAAACCGCCCGACAGCCTGACCGGGAAACCGCCGTTACTGGCAGATGGGCAAATAGAGGGAAATTTCAATCAGGCAAAAGACAAGAAAACAGTTATAAACGATACTATCAAACTCAATGCCGACAAGAAATGCTCTTCCGATATCCATGAGAAAGAGTACACTGAAGTGATGAAGGATAAAAGAGAATCCAAATTGCTTGAACAAATAGTTCTGGCATGTGTTAGTGGGGCAGTTCTTGTTGTTATCGTACTGGCGGTGGTCAGGCGACAACGTGGAAACGATTTCTTATAATAAGACTTTAAATTTATGATTAAGACTTCCCTGCTTGTGATAAGTCGGGAAGTTTTTTTATTTCCATGAACAATTCGGTTTTGCCTGTGTTTGTGTAACCGTACTGATTATTGTTGCGCTGTTGGCGAAAAAAACATTGGCGTAATAATGATTCCTCATAATAAAACTTGAAATTCATAAGTTGAATACTCTGGCTCGTGATGAGTCAGTCGGAGTGTTTTTTATACAATTGTTATCGAAATTTATATAGCAAAAAATACAATTTCCCAATTGGATTACACAATCAACTGAAAAGAATAGAATTTTGCGTATCTTTGCCCTGTGATTTTGGAGTAGAAGCCAATCTCGTAATAAAAGTTTGGGGGGCTCGTGATGCACGATGCCCCTCCTTTTTTGTAATACGTAATAATGTGACAACAAATATTTTAGAAATAGGCAAATCCCTTTGAACAAATCCATTGGTATCTTGTTCAATAAAATGTGAAGTAGATTGTCAAAACATAACTAATCTGAACCGTTCCGGCTTGTGATAAGTAGGGACGGTTTTATTTTGATAATATTTCTGTTAAAAGATAACCCATGAATTATATGTTCCTTTATCTTTGCACACTATTAACATCAACTTATGTATTATGGCTGAAAAAGAATCTTATTCCGAAGAGGAATTGAATGAAATGATCGTATGGTTCAATAACCATGCCAATGAATTTCCAAAAGAAATGCAGATTAACAAAGCGGCTTTTACCCCGGATTTGAAACTTACTGTTGAAAGTTGTATCATGCAGGCTAAGCAATGTCTGGGCAACTATAAGATGGCTGGAGCTTTCCGGATGCTCCAACAAATCAGAGAGAATATTGAAAAGGCAGCCCAATAAGCTGCCTTCCCCTATGCTTTACTTGAATTTTCCCATTTTGTTTTTTGTAAAGTCATATAAAATACCCATCTTTGCACTGCGTTACATTTTGAAGTAATCGAGGCGTTGTCTCGTATTGAGCTACAGACGATTTTTATTGCCTGTAGCTTCTTCATAATACGGTTCCGACCCCCGTGTGGAGTATTAATGTACCCACTGTTTCGATTACGGAATGTAACGCAACGGGAAAGCGGAACCGTTTTCTTTTTCTGCTGCTAACGCAATTCTCATATGTCAAAATTCCCCCCCCCAACCACTTATCAGCTATCCAAAAAGTTTATAGGCTATGGACACTATGAACTTACAATTTCTTCCTCTGAGGGCACAAAAACGATTGTCACAGGGAGTATGGACTTGATAGAACGGCTAAACTCAGAGATAGACAAAGAAAAAGAGGAAGCGACTGCCGAAGCAATCGCTCTAGTTCTTAAATCCTCACTTTAGATTATCTAAAATCTTTCTTATGGCTTCATCAGCATGTTTTCTCATAATTCTGACATAATTAAAGATCGGTCTGTTGGATTTCATGCTTTGGCCTATACAATACTCCAAAGTTTCCAATGGTATGCCCAGTTCAAAACCATGTTGGACAAAGGATTTACGAGCTGAATAATATACGACATGCGATTCTATCTCCAGCCTCTCCCCTAGCCTTATAATTTCTTTTGTTACATAGTTACGAAAATTAGGATAAGAGTATTTATAACCAAAATCAAGCTTTCCATTACGCCCCATCCATCTTTTGATAATCGGTTTTGCTTCCTCAGGAATAGTGAAGCTGATCTTCATATCACCTTTCTTTGTGTTTTTTGATTTTTCACGTACATATTCCATAATTTTCGCATCTTTGAAATTGTATTGCATCAAGTCCATCAGATTGATACCTCCTAGATAATACGAAAGCATGAACACATCCCTGGCAACACGCTGAGACTTCTCTTTTATCTCCGCATCCCTTATCTTCTTTACGTCAGCTACCGAGATATCACGCTCTTTAGGCATTCCTGCCGGTCTTTCATAATATTCAAAAGGATGCGTGTCATATGATACTTTTTTATCCCTTATTGCTTGATTGATTATTGCCTTCAAATGTGCCATGTGCATACCACAAGTAACAGGAGCCAGCCTTCGGACATTCTTTAGATAAATGTCAAAGTCCTTTATGGTCCGGGGAGTAATTCCATCAAGCATTATATCATATTTGACAAACTCAATGAAGTAATCACTCGCCCTTTGATATAAGGAAGCAGTGGTCCTTCTCCCCTCTTTAATCAAATTCTGCATATAGTCAGCCGAAGCAACACTATAAGAGATAGCTCCCTGCTTTACCGAGGACAAGTATTCGACAAGTTGGGTACAAGTATAGGATGATGTGTTTATTTTATCCAAGGCATCCTGATATGAATTAAGTATTCCACGTAATTTAGCATTGACATGTGCAGCATCAGGAACACCTACCACCTGCCCTCCCTTAAAATTAGCAGTATTATCTATTTCAAATCGGGTAACGATGTATCTTGTTTCCTGTTTATGACCAATTGCTATACGAATTCTGTGTTTGCCGTTTTTCAGCACCTTGGCCGGAACAACGGCAGCTTTAAGAGTTGTCATAATTGTTCTGGATTCGTTTTAGACAAGTTCTTTTTGCCAAAAGTGGCACAAACTGTCTTTTTTTTATCCAAAAACGAAAACTGGAGAAGCTTAAGAAAGCACAAACCCCTCTGAAACAGAGAGGTTTGTAAAGTGGAGCATGCGAGACTCGAACTCGCCACCTTTAGACTGCCAGTCTAACGCTCTAGCCAGATGAGCTAATACCCCGAGAAATAATAACGATGCAAAGATACATAGAAAATCAATAATACAAAGCTTTTGGGAAAGTTTTTTTCTCATGTGAACAAAATTTTTATTTGTCACTTTTGCGCCAAAGAGTTACTTTTGCGTGAAATTGTTTCAACATAGTTTCAACATACATACACGATTATGGCAACATTCAAATATGAAATATTTAAAGATAGGAAAAGAATAGATGGCACTTACAACGTTAAGATAAGAGTCACACACAATAGGAAGCTTAAAAGGATTCCCACTTCCATATATGTTACGAAAGAAGATATAACCAAGGGGTTTAAAATCAAAAATCAGTCCATCTTAGATGAATTAAATAACATCATATCCATATATCGGAGCAAGTGCAACCTGTTGTCATTGCTCATAAACGATATGGATATAACAGAACTTGTGGAGCATATAACCAAAACTGATGAATCATCTCTAAAAATAGACTTCATTTCCTACGCCCGCAAATGGATAGATGAGAACAGAGAGAAGCATGGAATCAATGTGTATTCCTGCATGGTAAACTCTTTAACAAAATTCCTGGGACGGGAGAAATTGGATTTTAAGGAGATAAATTACAAATTCTTGAAATCGTATGAAGAACATCTCGGTCAAAGACGTGCACTCTCTTTATATATGGGAGCAATCAGGCATTTGCATAACGAAGCTAAAAAAGAATATAATGATGAAGAAGCAGGGGACATAAAGATACCATGGTCTCCATTTACCAAGTATTCTATACCTAATATAATATGTACCCGCGAAAGAGCTTTGGACGCAGATACTATCAGAGCCATATACAACCTGCCATATATACTCACTAAAGATAAAAAGGAGAAGGATTGCAGATTTAATTTTGCAAAGGATATGTTTATATTATCCTTTTGCTTGATGGGTATGAACTCGGCAGATTTGTTTCTTTGTGACACTATAAGCGAAAGCAAGGGAACGCTTACAATCACATACAACAGGGCAAAAACTGCAACAAGAAGGACTGATAAAGCAAAAATAAGCGTTAACATTCATCCCTTCATATTGCCCATATACGAAAAGTATAAGGACGTATCCGAAGAAAGAGTTTTTAGGTTATATAAAAAGTATTCCACTTATGGCAGACTCAATGTTGCCATAAATGTAGGTTTGAAACAGATAGGGAAAGTTCTTGGCATTGAAGATTTGGAATTTTACGCAGCCCGGCATTCTTTCGCTTCCATCGCACGAAACGATTTAAAAGTGGACAAAGGTACAGTAGGAGAAGCACTAAATCATGTAGATAAAGAGAACAGAATGACAGATCTATACATAAAAAAAGATTTTTCCGTAATTAATGATGTTAACAGTAGGGTTATTGATTATGTTTTTAACCCCGATATGATGAAAGGGTAAATGTAAGGCAGCTTATTGGACCGCCTTTTCAAGGTTCTCTCTGATTTGTTGGAGCATTCGGAAAGCTCCGGCCATCTTATAGTTGCCCAGACATTGCTTAGCCTGCATGATACAACTTTCAACAGTAAGTTTCAAATCCGGGGTAAAAGCCGCTTTGTTAATCTGCATTTCTTTTGGAAGTTCATCAGCATGGTTATTGAACCATACGATCATTTCATTCAATTCCTCTTCGGAATAAGATTCTTTTTTTTCAGCCATAATACATAAGTTAATGTTAGTTCCGGCAAAGATAACAAAAAATAGCCCCGACTCATCACGAGCTGGGGCAGTTCAATTTATAAATTTAAAGTCTTATGATGAAGATTGTCTGTTGCGCCAATGCTTTACTATCAGCATAACGACAATCAAAACGGTTACACAAACACAGGCAAAACCAATTTGTTTAAGCAAAGTGGATTCTTTTTTATCCTTTACCCCTTCAGTCTTGGTTTCTTCATGTTTGGTGGAAGTGGCTTCCTTGTCAACTTTCACCTCCGTACTATCTTTGGTTGCAGTTTCCTTCCTTTTATTCTTGCTGAAATCACCTTCTACATGTCCGTCAGCCAATAACGGAGGTTTCCCAGTCAGACTGTCGGGCGGTTTTCGAGTATCATAGATACGGAAATCAATTACATAGCTGCCATTAGTGGTTATCAGCTCTCTTAAAGAAGTAGCAGACCCATGTACGATATTGACCGATTCACTGGCGCTATCTTTGCTGATTACTTCTACATCGGACTTGACAGCCTTATGCGAGCTGCCACATGATCCGAACAACAGGAACAAACACATGAAAGGAGCCAGCAATATATGCCGGCTTACCCAGTTCATAACTCTAACCAACATAGTCTACAACTTAAGAACTTGCATCCTGTTATCCCCGTCAGCCCGATAACTGACGTGCACCCAAGCGAAGTTAGACTCGTCAATCAATTGATCATAGGGCAGGTTCTTGCGGATATATTCAAATAACAGCTTGTTTTGCTGTCTGTCTCCAGTGTCAATATCAGCAGCTTCCCCCTTCATGTGCTGCGAGGTCTTACTTCCCCTAACGGCCGCATTAAGTTCCGGACAGCGATAGCCACTGTTTACTGTTATTGGCTTTCCCCACCATGTGCGTAACGGATCAAGCACATTATCTACCAAGGCAGTCAGAGCAGTCACATGCTCCTGTCTGCATCTGTTGTTGATACCCAAGCGGTCAGCAGTCGTTGACTTGCAGAGTTCCGCAATCGTAAAAAACTTCATTTCTTATCCTCCTTATCTTTAATTAATGTAGCCCTGCGTGGTGGAATACGACGACCGCATTCGCTGTCGGGCCTGTCACAACGGTTATGTTCGGCATCTTTCAATTGCAGTTCCAGCTCGTGGCACTTATGAATCCATGCCAGCTTATCAGACTGTTCATTACGAAGCTCAACGTATAACGCATCAATCTTGGCGTCACGCTGGGCGATACGTTCTTCCAGCCAGTCAACCTGCTTACGCTCGTTCTCATCCTCCATCGAATCGGCGGATGCATCCTCTTTCCGTGCGTTCGTCTTGCGGTTCACCCAAAACGTGGCACCCCAGCGGACAGCCTCCAATCCCCCGAAAGCCCCGATTATAGCCAACCAGTCGTTTAATTCCATTCTGTCTATTGTTTATCTGATTATAATACTACTTCAAAGATATGTCTATTTACTTGCGTCATTGTTGCAGAATTACTTAAATCCATTGCCACGATATGACAATAAAAAAAGAGCCCGATGACAATATTTATTGCCATCAAGCTCCTGGTTACACTGCAAAGATAGTGAAAACTATTCCATATTCAATTCATATTGAAAAAAATAATCAGGAGCAATATTTCGATTATCCGAAGAATTTAAAGAGTCACAATATTAATAGAAAACAAATAGGATTCATGAAATCTACCGGTTGTCTATAAAATCAGATGTTCTCAAGCCTTTATCAGGAAACATCTTTACTTTTTTCCTTTTCCTTTGAACATTTTTCAAGTCACGCACAATGGTGCTGGAAAGTACCTCCGAATAAATCTGTGTGGTCTTGACGGAAGTATGTCCGAGCAGCTTCTGGACTGTTGTAATCGCAACTCCCTGATGAACCAGCAGGGTGGCACAGGTATGACGGCTCACATGGTAGGTTATCCGCTTTTTGATACCACACAACCCGGCCAGCTTTCGAAGCTGCTTATTCACTTCCGAGTTACAAGGCAAAGCAGCAAAACTTCCGATATCCGGATAACGATCAAGAATGCCCAATGCCCTGCTTTCAAACAGCAGATGCAACGGCAGACGGATTTCCACCCCTGTCTTGACGGATTTGAAGTACAGCCACCGCTTGCCGTTTATCCTAATAAAATTCTCAGGTGTGAGCTGGCAGAAGTCAGAATAGCGCAATCCGGTATAACAGCAGAACAGGAAAGCATCGAGCACATGGCGCATGGACTCTTCTTCCACTTCGACTGTTTCCAGCTTCTTCAACTCGTCCGGGGTAAGAAACTCATGTCTGCCTTTCTCCTGCTTGATCTTGTATTTCCGAAAGGGATAAGCGTCCGCGTGCATATATCCTTGGTTGATTGCCTCATTGACCAAGGTACGGAGCTGTCTCATGTGCTTGGCTATCGTATTGACCGCATTGCCCTTTTC